AGGTGCATCAATTGGTTGTATTGCTGATGTCATAAATGGCATATCAACTACAGGTGGATATTTTGCAAGTGCTTCATATGTAGCACCACTGGCATCTCGATACATATTAAATATATCACTGCCTGATAACAAACCCGGTACACTTCCAACAAGTCTGGTTAGAATATCGTAATCATCTTTTGCTTTTTCTTCAGTGGTCCTAATATCACCGGGCTGATTCATTAAAGAAGTTGACCTGTCAGCTAAACCACCAGCAAAAATATTTTCGTTATCAAAGGAAGCCATAATTAATTATCACCAAAGATGTTTATGATTCCACCATCAGAAAATCTTTTTGTAAATCCAATATAGGCTGATTTGTTTTTAGGATTAATGGAAAAATTTAAAAAACTATTATCCATTGGCTTGCCATAAGTGGCTTGCCCTTTTTGCATAGTAACTGGTATATTTGCATTTTTTAATATTTCATTTAAAACAATATCTTTAAAATCATCTTCAAGTAAACCTTCAGGGAGATTAAGACCAGTTATTTTTTCCAAAATTGGCACACTGCTACTTTTTACTATTTGGCGCAATCGCTCAATCTGCTCATCCCTAGCTTCTAGGTTGATGTTCTTTTCTCCAAAAATGTTTATATCATCTAAAGGCATAGCAAAAGTGTAACATGAACTTCAATCAACTTTAAATTTCTTTTGAATCCATTTAATGCCAGCGTAAATAGACAAACCATAGATTGCGAAAAGGCTCAAAGAGCCAAAAACAATAAAATAATCAGATGGGTATAGATAAATTAAACCAAATATACCATCAACAGCTGCTTCAACATCACCAATGGGTGCTAAATTAATGTCGTTGTCCATAGGAATCCCAATTTTTTTTCAGAATATCAAGCCATTGTTCCATTGATAGCACTGCAATACTATCATTATCTCTATCCCAATCAGGGTTAATGGCGTAAATAGGAACTACAACTCGCGTAGGAACCCTATTAAACTTGAAAATCAGGACAGGAATATCATTTTGTGCAGATTCACACACCTGATTCCACCAATCTTGTTTAAACCAGTTGCCTTGCTTGTAATGTTTACACTCAATTGCGTGGTTTGGTATGGCAATGTCACACATACCTTTGGTTTGATATTGGTCTAAGTTACGTTTACAGGAAAAATCAAAATTATTTTGCACAAAAAATTCGTTTAGGATTCCTACCACCTGTCTTTCGTAACTTGCTCCTTTGGTTCTGCTGTTGATTGGCATGACCAAAGTATAGCTGTCATAGGGTTCCTTTGTAAAATTTTATAAAATTTTTTTTACCATCATTTTTTTTGGATATTCAGTGTGGCAAACTCAGCTATAGCTACAACTGTTGCGCCGGTTTCGCTCAGGGGGGTGTAGGGTTCCTTAATTAATCATTTCCACGAAAAAGCCTAATCCAATAGGGTTCCTTACCAACTGCTACATTATAGTAACCAGTGGTATTTGGTTTTACCTATAGCAGTATTGTGTGAGTCAGTAGTATTTAATTGCCAACTGCTACATTATTGTAGCCAGTAGTATTTGATTTAACCTATTGCTACATTTCTTGCGCCTGTGGTATTTTGTTACCTATTGCTACATTGTAGTAACCAGTTGTATTCATCCAAAGCCTTTGTTTATAAGACTTTCATAGAGCTTTCTAGTGATTACCCAACTGCTACATTTCTTTCACCTGTGGTATTTATAACCTATTGCTGTGTTTTAGTAACCAGTTGTATTTGATTTAACCTACTGCTACATTTCTTTCACCTGTGGTATTTATAACCTATTGCTACATTGTAGTAACCAGTTGTATTTGATTTAACCTACTGCTGTGTTTTGTTCACCTGTGGTATTTTGTTACCTATTGCTGTGTTTTGTTCACCTGTGGTATTTAGTATTCAATAGGCGTTGACTAGCTCTGCTCAGGGCGTTGCACATTTTAATAAAGATTTGCACACATTAATATAAATGCAAGCCATTGATTTTATTGGAGTTATTTGATTTTTGTGCATTTTCTCCCATATATGAGAGCGCGGATAAGGGCGAGGTCAATCGCTTAGTTTTTTATTTATAAATCTTTTGTTGAATAAGTTTCTGTGTCAGCACCTAACAGTTTGCTCAATCGCTCTTTAATATCTTCCTTATTCATGCTCTCAATGTTGGCATTGATGTTGATATTCTGCGATCTATTCACAGATAAACCAGCTAATTGATTTAGTTCTTTGATGGCTGATACTGATGCATTGAACTGTCCAGACTCATATGCATTCTCTGCTATCTTCCACAACATTGTTCCTGTTTTCGCTGGAGTAATGGCATACTTCTCAGCCAGCTCATCTTGTTTTATTTTGATAGCCTTTGTCACATTTGGGAAATCTTTCCCATTTAGCATCTTGTTAGCTGCTACTGCTGGGAACTCGTACTTAGCTCTCCTTGCTGCTTCTGTTTGACTACAGCTTCCTTCAGTGTAATACCAAACGAATGCAGCTTGCATTTCAGTCAAGCCATGCTCTTTATCTTTTTCAAAATTACTGGGAGCTTCCACTAATTTCTTTTTCTCTTTCTTTGGTCTAGCCATTAAACTATTTTCTTCACCTGATAATTAAATTCATCAACGCTGTTGAACTCATAGTTGTTGTTATTCACATCAACACCAACCACTTGGTTATTGTCAATCTTCTTAATCTTCTTTAATCCAATTGTCATGTGTTGCAAACCATTAGGAAATTTCTTATCTCCATTCAAGAATACACTTACATGATACTCTTTTCTGAACAAATTTCTAATGTAGCCTTTCATCTTATTCATCTTTGTCACCATTAATTGGCATTCCATTGGCATCATAAGACCAATTATTCTTATCCCATATTGTACCTTTACGCCAATTATCACTCATCTTTACTTCCTTATAATTACTCTCTGGAAACAGCTTATCAAAAATTTTGACAGCTTGTTCTTCAGTCAATATATCTTCATTGAAATATTCTCTCTCACTATCATTCATATTTTTCCATCTTGAATAGTTTTTACCTCTTGTCTGTTGCTCATTGTATATAAATTTTTCCATTTACTTTTCCTTATCTAATTAAACCAAACAGTGTACAGAGTGCAGTGTACTACTAAAAAACATATACCCTAGTTATAACCAGTATAACTGGTGTTATATGCTGTTATGCTATATATATATTATTATTATTATATATGTATCTACCTAACACTACCTAGAGCATAAAATCCTTATAAATCAAGAGCATAATAACAGGGTAGCATATAGTGTACAGCACCTTATTTGCTATACCCTACACTCTAAAACATATCCTTTTGTGCATTTTTTTGCACAGCTGTCCACAGCATCTAAGATGCCAAGAATTTCATTACTATCACCGCAATATAGCGTGGCATTTCCAATGACTTCTTTAATCATTTATCAACCAACCTTTCGTCAAAGAAAAAATCAGTTTGTGGCGGATTTATTCGTTGCTTCGCTATTTCAATATATTCTTCGTTCAATTCAATCAAAACTGCATTGCGATTGTGCTGTTTAGCTACCAATCCTGTCGTTCCGCTGCCAGCAAATGGGTCCAAAACTGTACCGGGTTTAGTTTCATCAGTTTTGCATTGGCATTGTTTTTTTAATCCTTTATTGACATATTTGTTGCCACACTTTAATCCGCTTTTATAAAAAACCTCTGTCATTTCTTTGTCATAAGTGTCATCTAAAGAAATGATCTCCTTCAAAACAATCCAATCTTCTTTGCTTGGATAGCTTCCGCCTTTCTCAAACCAGTGGTGAGGTGCTTGTGTTCCAAAGCGTTCTTCTATCGCATCAATAGTCAGTCCAGATTTAGACTTATATTCCTTTAAATATTCTCTAATCTCGTCATGATTTGGTAGATTTCTATATTCTATGACTTGATTACGAAATTCTTTTTCAAGAACGGCATAGGGTTTTTTGGTTTTATTTGTTTCAGCAATGTCTGCTTTTATTTTTTTGACTTCTTCTATAGTTAATTTTCTTTCAACCTCTTTTTCCAATAAATAGGGCGTACCACACTCAACACAAAACTTCTCTGGACAACCAGCTAAAACACATGGCTCAATCAGATCAGGTGGATAAGTGGCAAAATGCGCTTCACTATATGGTTTTGTGGTGATAGTCCAAACGGAGCGTTTATTTGCTGTTTCATAAGATTTTTCTAATCCACTATGTGGTGCTAATCCACTACCCTCATTGTGATACTTACCATTAGTCCTATCTCTTGTTCCCCAATCATTTTTAACAGGTATTTTTATCGCTTCATTATCAAAATAATATTTAGCGTTCTTGCTCAACAAGAAAATATATTCATGTGATTTAGTACAACGATCTTGCACACTCTCTGGCATAGGATTGGGTTTATGCCAAATAATATCTTGTCTTAAATACCAACCATCGGCCTGTAAAGCAAACGCTACTCGCCACGGTATGCCGACTAAATCTTTTTCTTTTAATCCGTCAATCTTATTGGCTCGCCTTGCCACTTCTTGAGGTAAATCTTGATTCGTGTTACTGACAGTTTGTTTTATCAATGATTGCCCTTTGCCCGGTCTGTAATTGTAATAACTATCACCAAGGTTAAGCCAAACAGTTCCAGAATCGTGCAAAACTCGTTTTACTTCTCTGAATACATTAACCAAGTTCTCAACAAATTCTTCTGGTGTATCTTCTAAACCAAGCTGTT